ATATTAGCTATGATAAACCTTTGAAATGGTAATGTTGGAAAATACCATTTTTCAATAAATTTGATACAATCCTCGATTTTCTGTTCATCAAAATATACATCATCTCGTGAATATATATGTTTTTGTAGATAATTAAAGAGATCAATTCTTTCTTTATTTAAAATTATCTTTCCTTGTTTCCACAAATTTATATATTCATCAACGTATTTATTACTAATCATAGGTAATCATCAGATGGCGTTTCTGTGTCTTCTTTCTCTTCGGGCAATAAATCCGATAATTGTTTGATTATTTTTTGATATGCAGCATCTCTAGCATTAAATAGTTTGGCTACTGGTCTTTCCCTTTCATATGGTGGCGCCTTTTCAGATTGAGTAAATAAATCATAGTCACCTTTTTCTTTTATGTCTTCCCACATGTAATCAAGCATTACACGTAGCCTTGCTGCTTGAATAATTAAACCATCAACTACTTTTAATTTATTGCTAGGTATGTCTTTATATAATACTTGCAGCCTTTCTTTTTCTTTAAGCACTAAGTTTTCATCAACTATAATCTCCATTTCATCACCTGCCTTAAAATGGTTATAAGAGGGGGGTATACATGGATTTTTAAAATTATCGCGAAGTCGAGCCCCTCCCCGTTCCCCAAGTATTTTGATCGCTTTTGATTTTTTTGACCCGGGGGTATTTACCATTTTTCGTCTTTCCATTTATTTTCTTTTTTTATAAATCTCTTTTCTTTTTTGTTGTGACATTTAATACACAGTGTTTCTAAATTGTTTAAGTCATGAGCAAACTCCGGATGATGTTCTAGCGATAATATATGATCTACATCCAACGACTTACGCTTGCTTTTGTCATATGTCGTTAACTTGCCGTCTCTCTTACATTGTTGACATTCATAATTATCTCTTTCTAGCACTCTTTTTCTTGTTGTTTGCCATTCTTTAGACTTATAGAATCGTATGCGTTCGTCTTTAGTCATCATAATGTTTCACCTTATATAACTTAAGTAGTATCAAGACGCATCTATACTTGATGTGTAGTAATGTATTTACTATTAGTTTGAACATGTTCATACCTCATAAATAAAAAGACACATCACATAGTGATGCGCCTCTTGTTCATGCGTCGTATTAGCATTTAATAACTTTAAATATTAATCTGATACTAACATAATAAACTGTTTTAATGCGGACTTACATAGGGTAAAAGTCCGCTACACATAACCAATATACTTTGCTAACTTATCGATCAGTGCATTCCTTCTACGTAATATACTTGTCTTACTTGTACCAAAGTAATGTGCTATATCTTCCCATTCATAACAACCAATAGGACAATCCCAATATCTAAACCTTAATAACTCAAGCGTATCCTCATCACTTTCATCTATCAATCTATCTACACCGTTAACTATATTTCTTAATGTATTGTACCTGTTATCACTAAACTTCTTTATTGCACATCGTTCAATCGGGTTACCCGGCAAATTACTTTTGCCAGCTCCCGCATTATCTGGTTCATGACTTTCAAGTAATTCATATTCTCGCATCTTCAACTCTCTTCGATAGTTATCGATGTGCTGAATGTATTCTTCAAGCTTTTTGATATCGTGTTTCTCAATCTTTATCATTCAATGTAATACCTCCGATAATATAAATTACTTTTTAATATCGTTATTCATTCGCTTTAATTCAATCCTGTATTCTTTTAACCCGTTGTATCCTTTAGTTTTAACTACTTCATCAAGTAGATAATCATTCATATATCTGAGCGCTTGTATCTCCCTTGCACGATCACTATTAATACTGATACAAACTAATAGCAATATAGCAAATACAATAGTCATAGTAATCCACATCACTCACTTACCTCCGCTCGAAAGACGTAATCACTCGGCGCCTCTACATCATCATTAGCCGTCATCATAATATATACTTGCTCAGTTACATACTTACCTAACTCATACATCGCTAGTAAGAATAATAATCTTAGTATTTGCTTAATCATTTTTTATCTACCTTCTTTACTTCGTATAAGACCGGATATAAATTTAAAAAGTGTATTCTATATCCAATCGTCTTAACTTTTACTTTATCACCTACTTTTAACCTAGCTTGTATGTCTGCGCTATCAAACTTTCCTTTGAAGAATAAGTCTGAGTTTTCGATGACTTGTTTATCATCTAATACAATATAGAATTTGTCCTCTTTATCTTGTCTTTTGTTATATTTATCTGTAATTGTCCCTTGATGTACTTCTTTGTTTTGGTAACTAGCCACTGTATAGATAGGCAATGCGACAACAAGTAGCAATGCGGTTATACCGAATAATGACAGTATTCCAACAATAAAGATGTCGAACCCATCCATATTTTTAAGTTTTTTAATCATTTTCCACACTCCCTTATATTTTCAAACAACTGACCCACTTTAATAACTGCATCCCTTTTAACTTGTTTCTCGTACTTCTCTTTCGCTTCTTCTTTACTCTCTGCCTCAACAACTGTAAACCTTTGATTACTCTTAGCTTTAGTTATGTGTGTATGTTTACGTCCTGTTGAATCTTTGAATGTTGTGACTAAGTATTGTGTCATTCCTCATAGCTCCCTTGAACTTGTTTGAGCTTACTCATAAAAAACATTACTAAAAATGCTATTAAGATATGCGTCTTTTGATGTTTATAAGCAAATGTAGATATCATAAAGATAGTAGCAAGCATTAACATTTCATATATGTTTGTGTGTATAGTCTTTTTACTCTTAAGAAAAATAATTGCTATGCGATAAAAGAGATAAACGCCAAACCCTATTAAAAATATTTCTAACATGTCGCTCACTTCCCCAAAACCTCCTTGACTCGATCTAATATGTCTTTACACTCCGCTACTTCCGAAGCCTTTTGCTCCACGTTCTGAAACACTCTCGAATTCCTCCACTTGCTTTAGTTCAGGTGTCCATATAGGCACAATAACCAATTGAGCTAGTTTGTCGCCTTTGTTTATGACATAACTACCATTCATACATAAAATTTTATCTGTTACAGGTAGTCGGGCATACTTTCCATCTATCCCAGCAGGACTCCGACCAAAGTTACTCATATCCTCACTCTCTAACGTTTCATTATCATTCTTGATATTAATCCCTAAATTGCCGTGATATCCCGCGTCTATCTTGCCTGTTTCAATCACTAAATGCGTTTTACTACTTACACCACTACGGCTAGTTAATAGTCCGACATAGCCCTCTGGTATGCTTACAGCTACATCTGTTTTGATCACTGCCTTTTCTTGTGGCTCAAGTACGACAGTTTCAGCTGAGAATATGTCATAACCTGCATCCGTCTTATGATTTCGTTCTGGCATTCTAGCGTTTTCTGATAATAGCTTTACTTGTAGGATGTTAGTCATTTTCCTTGTCCTCCTCATCAATTCCAGCCAATTCATACATAACGCTCTCCATACTTTTATCTTTTAAATCTTCTGACACGAATACCTTTAAATCATGGAATTCTGTAATTATTGTTTTTTCGTCATGGTCGATGTAAATTTCTAGCGTACCATCAGCTAAATTAAAAATAGCTTTATCTTCATTTTCTTTGTATCCTTTTTCTTTTAATTTCTTCAAAGATTCATTAATTTTCATTTTCCTGTTCCTCCTCATATTCAAGCTCTCTTACTTCTCTCAAAACCTCTGACGCCCAGTCTTCTGGATACTCAACCCATTGCGCATTAATAGCTTCGCGAATTTCATCAAACGCTTGCGCTTTCTTATACACGTCTTCAATCTCTTTTAGCAATCCCTCTGTGTCATTGCCGTTATACGCGCTAGCACTGATAACTGATTGTTCGATTTGTTCGCGGTTATTCATTTGTGTCATCCTCCATTTGCCCTAAAAATTCGTAGAACTCATTTGTTCCGTCTAGTTTGTCCATTCGGCACAATATAACACTTAAGTTGATTTCAGCTCTTCTATATATAGCTACTTCCTTGTTCGCTCTGCTCTCAATCTGTAGTTCGCTAAGTCTAAAACGGTAAAATTCGTATCTTCCAAACAATTCATTTTTAAGCGTGCGCCACATGTTCTCCAGCTCTTCGTTACGCTCTCTTAACTTAGCTATATCCCCAATAAGCTCGTCACGTTGCTTCTTGTACTCATCACGTTGTTTTCTCATCTTCTTCAACCTAGCTTCCATTACGCCTATTTGGAATCCTGTTTCATAGTTCACTTTCATAACCTCCTCTAAAATAAAGTTAGTTGCTTCTGTTCCTCATATTCCAAACCCTGTTGCTTTATATATGTTTCAAGCTCTTCAGCTGTATCAAATGTCTTTTTCACGCCTTGCCAACCTGGTACGATATGCCCATGAAAGTAATAAGTGCCGTTTACTACATGAATATGTGCCACTCGTTCGTTATCCTGATACAGATATCTCTTAGATCCAAAGAATTGATTTAGGTATTCTTTGCGTGCGTTATCTGTCATGATCTACTTCTTAACTTTCACGAATATGTCGTTTTCCATCAGGTAGCACGCATAACGTCCTCTTGGATGTTTCTGTGGTACATTAAACAAATGTGGCTTCTTTCTTCTTAGCTCAGCCTCTTTCTTTCGCTTTCTTTCCAATTTGCGTTCGAGTCTAGCTTGTTCCAGTCTTTCTATTGTTTTCTTTTCTCTGTACTCGCTTAAACGCGTACCTTCTGGTGCGTCCATTGCTTCATGTAGTTCCCAACCGTCTTTTACTCTCTTAGAAACCATTCCAGCGGTTATACCGTGACTTTCTATTAATTCCATTTCAGATTTGGTAAACCTATATGGTTTATCATTTATTGTTACAATCCTTGCTTTTCTCGCCATTTTATCCACCTCTTATATTTCTTCTATTCGTATGATTATTTTGGGCTCAATTCCATAACGCTTTGAGCTAGTTATTTCTGTAATTTGGTTATCGTCTTTCCACAAATAATTGTTACAAGCGTCTAGAACTGTCTTCATCAAATTATCGATATCTGGTTTAGTTACTTTTAATTGTCCAATCGCTTGAGTTTTCTTTTTCTTCGACCATGATTTAGGTGGAGTAAAGTAAAACTCTAATTCAATTTTTAATGCATTTTCTAGATTTAGCTTTGGCATTTGATTTTGTAAATATTTTTTATGTTCTGTATATTTTGTAGGCATATATGTGTGTGCATATCTACCTTTTGTGCTAAAACGCGGTCGAGGCGAGCCCATCGGCGCATTAAACACTTCATTAAATTTAATTTCTATCTCCATGTAATCCCTCATATATATTCAAATAAGCTTGTTTGGTGTCCTAACTCCATTTGTTCATTATCAATAAGTGTTTTTAATTCATAATCATCTAAGTACCAACGTCGACCATTGAATTTTGTGTGTTTTAATCCAACAACTAAATGCCGTCCATCTTTAAAATGTGGTGTAACTGAAAACATTTTGTTGCCGTCATGATCAAATAGATAGTATTTATCAAATGCATCCATTTTCAATCACTCCCATTTGCTATTTAGACGCTTAATAAAAGCTTCTCTGTCTTTCTCAAGGTTTTCATCTACTTCCGGCGTTTTCGTTTCTCTCGTGCTGTCTGTGAGCCATTTGGGTGTTTTTTCTTTTGATTGTTTAACGAAAGGTTTATAATTTTGTTTTTTGCTTTCAAGTTGTTGCTTTTCAAATGCACGTACTTGTTCAATAGATTTCAAGTTTGCATTAAGCCATGTATTCAAAATGCTTTTAGCATATCCCCAAGTAACTTTGTTTCTGTCTTTAGCGATTTTAAGTGATGCGGTAACTATTTCATCTGAATCATTTTCAAATGAATCAAGATAATAATTTAAATCGTCTAAATTGTAAGAAGTTATGAAACCGAATCCGTTATCTTGGAAGAAGTCGAAGGCGGTTGTCTTCTTCTTCTCATTATTCACATTCTTTTCATTATTATCTTTATTATCATTATTGTTTGTGTTGGTTTGATGTTGTTTTGATGTTGGGTTGATGTTTGACTGATGTTGTTTTGATGTTGGTTTGATGTCGTTTTGATGTTGGTTCCTGCCCTGCTCACTTTGATAAAAGTCATAATTGACAATGGTTATAAGGGTATATTTTGATGTTGTTTTGACTTCTAACATTCCATCACTCTCGAGTAAGTCAAGGAAGGTTTTCACTTTAAATCGTGACCAGTTAAAAAGGTCAGACAAGGTCAAAATAGATGTTAATCTTTGTCCTCTTTCAACGGTTACAATTTGGTTTCCTATAGGCACTTTTGCCTTTGAATGATTCGCTTCCATGAGTAAATATATCCATGCTTCAAACTTTGAAAATGTTCTCTTTTCTTTAAATAGCCAATGATTTTGAATTGAGCGATCAATACTTATCCAACCAGTCATATACACACCTCACTTTCAAACCGGTTAAATTAGAATGGTAAATCATCATCATTTAGTTCAATCGGACCATTTGCATTCGCAAACGGATTATCTTTTACTGGTTTGTTATTTGAATATTGCGATTGTCCACGTGTTTGTTGTACTTGTTGTTGATATAAATCTTGTTGAGTGTCATTTGAGTTTTTCGGTTCTAAAAATTGAATACTATCAGCAATAACTTCCGTAACGTATACACGTTGACCTTCCTTATTTTCATAGTTCCGCGTTTGTAACCTACCATCTACGCCCGCCAACGATCCTTTAGATAGGTATTTATTAACGTTCTCTGCTTGTTTTTTAAATACGATGATATTAATAAAGTCTGCCTCGCGCTCGCCTTGTGCATTTGTAAATGTACGGTTAACTGCTAATGTGAATGATGCTACATTTACACCATTTTGAGTGGTTCTTAATTCTGGGTCTCTAGTTAAACGACCAACTAATATTGTTCTGTTTAGCATTTATAAACCTCCAAAATAAACGGGCGCGCCCGTCACTTTTTGTATTTCACTTTTAATGTATTTTGCATTTGAATTTTGACTACTTAAATGAATTAAATGTATTTCTTCGAGTCTAGTTAAATCATTTGCTTTTAACATTCCGATAGCATGTTCTAAGCTAAAATGAGACTCCATAATTCTGTTTGCTAATGTGCTGTGCACACTGCCGTTTTTTATGTTTTCTTGCATTTGTTCATAGATATAATTAACTTCTAGCATCATGTGCGTAATGCCATTAAATTTGTATTTCAAATACTTTGTATCAGTAACATACAGAACCTTATAACCTAGTGTGCTTTGTAATAAGAAAGCCACAGGCTCGTTAGCATCATGTTCGATGTCAAACGGTAGAATTGACCATGTACCTATTCGCAGCTCTTGCTTTGCCTTAATCGTGCATAAGCGATGACTTTCAAAATTCATAGCTTGTTGTGTTCCAGCAGTCATATAGCTGATTACACCATTGTCGACAAACTGCTTTGTATACTTTGCATGATCACCATGTTCGTGTGTGATAAGACACCCTGCTATATGTCTTGTTTTATATTTGAAATGCTTTTGAACACGTTCAAATTTTATACCTGCCTCAAGTAGTAACGTAGTACGTCCATCATTTAAGACGTAGCAGTTACCACTTGAACCAGTTGCTATTGTTTCAATTAAAATGGCTCTTCTTCGCTTTCTTTTTCTGTTGCAGGTTCTTTTATTTCTTCAAAGTCAGATACATCAATAGGCTTATCATTTTCTAATTCTGTGTATTGTGCTTCTTCAAGAACTGGTTGTTCAAAGTCCAATTGTTCTTGATTTGCATTTTCTTCAACTTCTGCGTCCAACACTTCTTTGCGTTGACGTTGTTCGGATTCTTGTGCGTATTTGAAAAGATTGCTATCTGTTGATGTGTTGATATAACGTTTAGCAGCTCTATTGATAACTGTTTTTTTAGCCATTTCTTCTTTGAAATTATTATGTGTTTTAGAATTTTGTAATGCTTTTTCATCTTTAATCATTGATGACTGCATCCATGCTTGTTTAATTTGTTCAATAGTCATGACTTCAATATAGTTATCTCGTCCATCATTAAATACGATTGTGCAGTACGCACCGATAATGTTTTCTTTGTCGATGTTAAAGAAGTCTTGTTCGTGTTTAATCGCTTTGATACGTCCTGTTTCTCCCATTTCTTGCTTGAATGTATCGCCTTTATAAATCACTTGAGCAACAACATCTTGAGCACCTGCATCACGTTTTAACATCATTACATTACCGTGATAGCTACGTTGTAACTGCATTTTGTTGCCGTAAGGAATAAAGTAGCATTGATTTTTAGCTGGATTTAAACCTTGCGTTACCATGTCTAATAAGGCATTTGCTTTGCTTGTATCGTTACAACTCATTAATTTGTTATCTTGGCTGATTTGTAACCATGCTTGTTTCATGGCATTACTTGGTGAATAATCATTTGGCAATTCCAAATTGCCTTGTGACTCTAAAACTCTCACTTTGTTTAATACGTTGTCAGATACGTTCTTTTCTTGTACTAATTGTTGTTCAATAGTTTGTAATTTATTATTTTCAGTCATTTTATATAGTCTCCATTCTTAATTTTTTATCTTGTTCATTTACTATCAATTGAATTTGTTGTGATTCTGTTTTGATAAGCTCTGTTACTGATTCAGCATTATCAATAAATATTGGCGCTGTAACTTTAAAATGTTTTGACAGTGTATTGATGATATCTAAGCCAACATTAATTCTTGAGGCGTTATTTAAACCGCTGTCGTATTCGACGCCGTTAACCGTTGTGGAACATGTTTCTTCTAATTCGCCGTTAACTAAGGTATTGAATAGCTTAAATTCAGCAATTTCAAATTCATTATTGATGTTTTCAGTAAGCATTTTGACTTTTGTTGTTGTAAATTCTTTTAAGATATAAAGGTCATGTGAATACTTTTCTTTTTCATCCAATAATCTGTCTTCTTCATTTCTTAATTCAGAAATAACATCATCTAGATGTTTATTTGATTTTTCGATTGATCTTGACACTTCAATTTCTGATTTTTCTTGAGTAAGTTCGCTTATTTTGTCATCTATTCCTGAAACTTTATCTTGAATAGTTTTCCTGATGTTAGAGCGTTTTTGATTAATCTCATTTATCTCTAACATTACTGCTTTGTATTCGTCAGTTTGCGTAACGTCAACGTGAGTTGTTTTCAACTTATTAATTTTGTTTTGTATTCTTGCTGAACGCTCTTCTGCTTCGTTGATTTTAATTTGAAGATTATTATTGTCATCCTCTAACTTCTCGATGATTAGCTTTATTTTCTTGCCTTCTGAAATAATGTGATTGATAGATGTTTGTATTGTTTCTAATTCTTTCGATTTGCTAGCATTGAATTTCTGCAATGCTTTTTCTCTTGCCATATCCACTTGTTCAACTGGTAACTTTTGACCACAACAACTACATACATTGTCATCAAGATATTCAAATTTTTGATTTTTAGCTTTTTCTAAATCACTTTTTAATCCTTTATGATTTTCTAATAATTGATTACGTCTATTTTCTTCATGCGTGATTTGTTGTTTGTTTTGCTTTAATCTCGTTTTAAGGTTTGCTACCGTTCCATTTTCAACGTGTAATTCATTTGTTAAAGCATGGATTTTGTTCTCATTACTTGCGCTGTTATTGTCTTCTATGCGTTTCAATTCTGATTGTTTATCAGCTAATTGATTACGTAAATTAATTTCTTCCTTACCGTTTTGAATATCTATACGCTCATTTTCAAGTTGCTCAATTTCTTGTTTGATAATTGCGTATCTATCATTATCGAATTCTGGTACATCCTGCTTATTTTGTTGTGTTTGGTTAATACGTATCGGAATATCTTTGATATCTTTGTTAATCTGTTTTATCTTGTCCGTAAGAATCTTTTTCTTTGTTTCAATTTCATGATCTCCAAGAATATTATTTAGTTCTTTAAAATCATCATTTGTTTTAATGACATCCTCATCATTGATTGGTTTAGCAATTTCAAACAACAAACTTCTTCGCTTCTTCCAATCTAGTAAGTTAAATGCTTGAGGGTTCGTAATTAACTTGAATACATCTTCATCAATAAGTTCATCAATACGAGCTTTATAATCCTTTACTTTTATTGATTCATCATTGATATATTGTTTCTTCGTTCGACTTCGTGAGTATTCCTTGCGATTCGTCTTTTGATTTATTGTGTATTTAGGATGTGACTCTTTTTTAAAAGTCGTAATTTTTCCGTCGATTTCAAATTCTGCGAAAACAGTCGGAATTAACTCATAATTTTCTTCGTTTTTTTCGTTTAAAGGTACAGGGTTAAATGATTTGGTTGAACCGTCCAAACCTTTATCGAAAAGCAACCATTGTAATGCGGTTGCTGTTGTAGTCTTACCAGTCGCATTATTGCCGTATATTTTTGCATCTTTACCGTCAAAATTAAATTTTTCTTCTTTGATTCCGGCAAAGTTCGATATTGTTAATTTATTTATTTTCATATCCTTCCTCATGCTCCTTTTTTAATCTTCCGATGACCTCTTAGTACCTCGATAATTAAATTTTTTATTCGTTCATGGCTGTCTGGATTGATTTCATGTATCTGCACAAGCTTATTGTTTGTTTTGTAACTGTCGTGATAGTGCAAGAAATTAATCGATAAGTATCCGTGATGATTACGTTCAATTTCCAATAATGCTCGTTGGTTTGACAAAGTATATTCGTCGAATAACGTCTTAAAAATATTCAATATATTTCTTTCTGTATCTCTCATGCTTATACCTACCATTTCATGACTAAGTTCATTAGTTTGTCCTGTTCATCTGTGTTATTTTCAATCCATTCATAAACACTTTGTTTCAAAATATCTAAAGCTGTGTATAGATCGTTCTCATCAGAAACTAGTAACCCGTCAATTGAATTTCCTTCATGGTCTAGAACAACCATTTCGACGCTATACGCTCGTTTCTTAACTCTTAATTGAAAATCAAAGCCATCTACATTAATTATTTTTCGACATACGTCACCCGTTTTGTAATACATTGTTCTCGTCCTCCTTGTCATTATCTATAGCTAGAATTTTTAACGCATTTTGATAACATCAGCGATATCTCGGTAAACAGCTCTACGTTTCAATAAATTAGCAATATCAACAACATTCCCAATCACACAATGTGACGACGGTGTAAAATCTCCGTTGCTAATCCCTACATTTGAAAAAAGTAAAACGTCAAATTCAGTTTCTTCATCGATTTCGCTCGCTAAATCAAACAATTCTGCATTCTTTTCAGCCAATAAACCCCTTAATTCGTCTTGAGTCATATCTTTATAATTTTTAGTCATGGTTGACTTCCTCCTTGTTTCGTTTTATATTGAAAATGAATTAATTTTGTTAATCGTTTGTCACTGTTACTTGTTGACGCAAGTAGCAGTTTTTTTATTCTTCATAAAAGTATTCTTTGTAGTATATGAATGTTCCAATGCTTGCGAATCCTGCAATTGACCACGCTGTAGTGAAGTACAGCAATGGCATAAGCACAATCGCTAAGACTGTGAAACATAGCACTGCTAATAGGTAGCTTTTATATGTGTCGCTCATTTTATTCTCTCCTTATATATTTCATTGAAATGCTCATCGACGAATTTATTCATCTTTCTTGCGTTAAATCTCCAGCGATTAAAATTCTCATCTGGGTAATGCACAATTCCTTGCGCTCTTAGTTCTTTTTCAAATCTAGGATGAAATAGTAATCTGTCCTTGATAGTCTCATCAGATGCAATTTTTAATTTCTTCTTTAAGTCACTCATGTTCCATACAGGGTCTAATGAATAACCAATTAGCTCATCATATTCATCTTTTGTGATAAGTACATGTGTTTCAGGTATTGGAACTGTTACGTTTAAAATGTGTGGCATTTCTATCTTTCCTTTCGTGTATAATGTTGTTATCTCCTAGTGAAAGGAGGTGATAAGTATGCATAAGAGATTGCTCACTCAATATTTAGATAAAGAAATCGTTACTTCTTTAGATTTACATTTAATTAATGGTGAAGTTATTAAAGTACAAGAAC